GTTTCCTGATAAATAAAGTATAACAGGAAACGAACATGGCAGCAGACCTTTTAGCGACACCAAATAATCAAGACTTAATTGAGTATAAGCAAGGACTCTTTGAGAACCTTCGTCTACGTATGGGCGGCGACATTGTTGATCTAGAATTAGATCCTCAGCACTACGAAGCAGCATATAACTACGCTATCAAGCTTTACCGCCAAAGAGCGCAAAACGCTAACATCGAATCCTACACTCTCTTCACCGTACAGAAGAACGTGTATGAATACACGTTGCCCAGCGAATTCATCAACGTAAGATCCCTGTTCAGACGCACAGTAGGGCTTGAGACAGGTCCAAGTTCAACGTCATTTGACCCGTTCTCAAGTGCAATTCTCAATACCTATCTACTGAATTATAACTATACCGGTGGTCTTGCTACATACGATTTTTATGCAGGCTACGTAGAACTTACAGCACGTATGTTTGGTGGTTATCTTACATATACCTTTAACCCGGTTAGTAAGTTGCTAAAGGTCACTAGAGACTTCAAAGGAACCGGCGAACGCATTCTTATTTGGGCAGATGTACAGCGTCCTGAACTAGAATTGCTACAGGATCCTGGCGCAGGGGTTTGGATTGGCGACTATATCCTAGCAGTGCTTAAAGGCATCATTGGTGAAGCTCGTGAGAAGTTTCAATCAATTGCAGGTCCTGGTGGCGGAACGTCACTGAATGGTGCTGCTATGAAGGCTGAATCCAAAGCAGACCAAGAGCGATTGATAATGGAATTGAAAGCCTACGTAGATTATTCACAGCCTCTCACTTGGGTACAAGGTTAAGGCTTGACAACACTCACTTCTTATGTTATAGTGTAAGAATGATAATAGGAATAACAGGACTTATCGGTAGCGGCAAAGATACAGCCGCTGACTATCTTTGCACATTTCACGGATTCAAGCGTATGAGCTTTGCTGGCACGCTTAAGGATGCTGTTGCAGTTATCTTTAACTGGGACCGTGAACTTCTTGAGGGCTCAACTAAAGCCAGCCGAGAATGGCGAGAAGAAGTTGACACTTGGTGGGCAGAACGATTGGGCATCCCCAATCTGACTCCCCGCTGGGTTCTACAACAGTGGGGAACAGATGTTGCCCGCAAAAGTTTTCATAATGACATTTGGGTAGCAAGCGTAGAGAATCGTTTGCAGGGCATTAAGGATGATATCGTAATCACTGACTGTCGGTTCGGCAACGAAGTAGCCGCTATCAAGAATGCAGGTGGTATCACTCTTAGAACTCATCGTGGTAAGGATCCTGATTGGCTTGTAATAGCAGAATTGCATAATGATGCGGATAACGACAAAGATAAAACATATCTTAAAGACCTGCTAGAACAGAATCATAATGTTCATGCTAGCGAATATAGCAGTGTTGGGCTAGACTACGATTACCACATTGACAATAACGGAATGATTGACCATCTACACAAGCAGATGGAATCAATAATCAACCGTTAAGTCACCCCTCTTCCACGTAACCTCTTTGCGCTTAACGACTTCGATGCAATTGAGACATATGGTTCGTAGATTACTGAATGCTACATTGTTCAAATCACCGTCAATGTGAAAGACAGTCATCTGACTAGGATATAAGCTTTTGAAGCCGCACAAGTCACAGTGCGGTTTCTTTTTATATCCAGCCTTCTCCCAACTGGGTACAATAGGTTTCTTCTTAGCCTTCTTCTTCCCACAGTTATCACATATGCGTCGGTAATAGGTTTTACCATTGCGGATATAGTTTATAGCGCAATAGTTCTTATTGCATTCCTTACAGATTGGTCGTTGTAGAGGCATCAACTATTTAGTTGATTTTTACCTTTAAAGGTCCCCCTATACCAGCTTTTTTAATTTATTTTATAAATATAGTTACAAGCCCAGAGAAGTGTATTCTGGGTTTAGGTGGTAAACCTCAGAATCATACAAAGGAAAAAAAGAATATGGCACTAGTATCTCCAGGTGTAGAAGTTACAGTAATCGATGAGTCTCAGTATCTTCCAGCCCCAACCAACACAATCCCTCTTATTGTGCTTGCGACTGCTCAAAACAAAGCTGATCCTACTGGAACAGCAGTAGCAGTTGGCACAACAGCCGCTAACGCCGGCAAGCTCTATCAGGTTACTAGCCAGCGTGATCTAGTCACTCTCTACGGTACTCCATTCTTCTACGAAACTACAAACGGTACACCGATTCAGGGTTACGAACTCAATGAATACGGTCTGCTTGCTGCTTACTCTGCACTAGGTATTACTAACCGTGTATTCACTATGAGAGCAGACATTGATCTTGCAAGTCTTGTAGGTCAAACAGGACGTCCTACTGGTAACCCAGACAACGGTGCTTACTGGCTCGACACTACGACTTCAACTTGGGGTATCTATGAATTCGATTCAACAACTGGTCAGTTTGTATTACAATCTCCAATCGTAATCAGTTCTGCTGATCAAGTTACCGGTCATGTTCCTATTCCTAGCGTAGGACAAATAGGTGATTATGCAGTTGTTGCAATTCCTACATACGATTATCCAAGTGCATCTACTGCAGGAATGTTCTTCTATAAGACACCTAGTAATGAATGGGTACGTATTGGATCAGCAGACTGGGCTAATTCTTGGCCAACAATTCAAGCTTCAGAGGCTGACCCAACATTGACTGAAGGTGATGTATTGACTCTTAACATCAACGACCAATATGTGTTAGAAGTCGAAGTCGATGAAGCGCCAAACAACACAGTAAGCGTTATGGCAGCAGCTATCAATGCATTTGATTATCCATTCATCTCAGCAGATGTTATCGGTGGCAAGCTTGTTATCTATTCAGCACAGTTTAATCAACAGTATAGTAATACGGTCCCGTTCATTACTGCATCAAGTGCTTCAGAAACACTTTTGGCTGATTTAGGAATTTTGGAAACCCCCTATTATGAAACAAGTCTGTTTTTAGGTGTAGCTTCTCAGCAGCCACTATGGCAAGCTGGACAAACTACCCCTCGACCATCAGGCTCAGTATGGATCAAAATTGGTGCTGCAGGCAATGGATTAGACTCTGCAATTTCAGAGTGGAACTCTACTACTTCTTCTTGGGTTCCTAAGACAGTAAGCTATAGTCGTTCAGATTGGCTAGCAATTGCTGGGTCAGATGCAGGCGGCGGGAAAAATATTCCGGCAGGAACTGTTTACGGACAGTACTACTTCAATAGCGGCGGCACTATTTATAACGGGGTAGTTCCTAATTCTTACATACAAGCACCAGTATATTATTGGGAAAGAATTGCAACTGGTCCAACTGTTATTACTGGTTCGGTGTTGAATCCAACGTTCACTAACGGACCATACACTGTTTCAGTGAATACTACTATTCCAGGAACATCAGCACTGTCCTCAACTTACACAGTGACCATTCCAGACAATGCTACTACAACTGACGTTGTTACTGCTTGGTCTGCTGCCGGAATTCCTTTCACTACTTGTACTGTTACAGATTCCGATGCGTTGCAACTTACTCACACTGAGGGCGGTTGCATTATTCTAGAAGACATTAGTGGCGCTGGAGTCAGTAACGGTTGGATTCAAGAAGCAGGCTTCATCATTGGAACTACAATCGGTGTTAAAGAAGGACCATTCGTAGTTACTAATTATCAACCGACGGCATCATCAACTACTGGTGTAGGTACTGGTCTACAGATTAACGTACAAAACTACTATCAAACTTACTTGATTAATCCAACTTCGTTTGCAAATGACGGAAGTGGTTATGCAGTAGGTGATGAGGTAACGTTCTTAGGATCTGCATTAGGTGGAGCTTCACCTACTAATGATTTGATTTGTGTTGTTAATGCAGTCAGTAGCGGTAACGTAACAGAACTCGTTTATAAGAGTGGTTCAGGCGCACTTGAGTATTCTACTTGCTTGTCAAACTGGGTAGAGTTTGAAATGACCGCTAATGAAGGTGCTCCGGTTGAGGCTCCGGTAAACAATACTAATTGGTTCTTCTCAGTAATTGACGAAGTTGATATTATGGTCAACACTTCAGCAGGATGGCGCGGATATAAAAATACCAATTACGATAGTAGTGGTTTCCCTCAGCCAAGCGGCTCTAATGCAACTGATCCTAACGGACCACTAGTAAGCGCAAGTGAACCAACGACTCAGAGCGATGGTACTGCACTCGTATACGGTGATATTTGGATTGATACAAGTGATCTTGAAAACTATCCAATCATCAATCGTTGGCAGTCAGTAGACACTGTTGATAGATGGGTTCTTATTGACAACACCGATCAGACAGGTTCTACTGGTGTATTGTTTGCTGATGCACGTTGGGCAACTAACGGAACTACGAACCCAGCTAACGATCCGATTCCATCAATCACAAGCTTGCTAACTAGCAACTATCTTGATTTGGATGCTCCGTCAAACACTGCGTATCCGGTAGGTATGCTACTGTTTAACACTCGTCGTTCAGGCTATAACGTTAAGCAGTATCGTGTAAACTACTTTAACAACGACACCTTCCCTGATGAAACTCTACCAACAGAGAAGGATGCATGGGTAACGGCAAGTGGTCTACAGTCTAACGGTTCTCCTTATATGGGTCGTAAGGCACAGCGTAACATGGTAGTTCAGGCACTAAGATCAGCAGTTGACACTAACACTGCAATTCGTGATGAAGATAATACTTTCAACCTCATTGCTTGCCCCAACTATCCTGAACTTCAGCCTAACATGATTGTGTTGAACGCTGACCGTGGAGAAACAGGATTCATTATCGGTGATACTCCAATGAGACTCCCGGATGATGCTACAGCAATTCAAGCATGGGCAACTAATGCTGCTGGCGCAACATCGACTGGCGAAGAAGGGCTAGTATCTCGCAGTACTTATATGGGTCTATTCTACCCAAGCGGTATTGCACCGGA